CAAACCTCTTTGGAGAATGCACTTGGAGCACTTTATGATTTATCTTCTCGCACTGTTACAGGTAATGCAGCAATCGAATATCTTCGTATGTTGCTCTCATCTTTATCACCAGATGATGCTAAAGTTATCGAACGAATCATTCAGAAAGATCTGAAATGTGGTGTTGATGTATCCACTGCCAATAAAGTTTGGAGTGGATTGATTGCTGAGTATCCCTGCATGTTATGCAGTCCATTTGAACAGAAGTTGGTTGACAAGATTAAGTTCCCTGCCTATGCTCAGATGAAGATGGATGGTATGCGATTCAATGCCATCGTTCGTGATGGTAAGGTAGAATTCCGTAGCCGAAATGGCAAACAGATTCATCTGTTGGGTAATCTGGAGAAAGAGTTTGCTACACTGGCAGGAAATATTGATTGTGTGTTTGATGGTGAGTTGTTGGTTATGCTTGAGGGTGATCACCAGTTCGCAGATCGTCAAACAGGTAATGGTATTCTTAACAAAGCAAACAAGGGTACGATCTCTGCTGAAGAAGCATCGATGGTACACGCATCTGTTTGGGATTTAATTCCTTATGTTATGTTTGAAGCAGGTCAGTGTTCGACTCCATACTCAAAACGATTCTCGACTTTGGAACAGATTGTAAACAATCAAAAGTCAGATGGTAAAAAGATATGGGCTGTATCATCTACAATTGTAGAAACAATAGAACAAGCACAAGAGATCTTTCAAGAATACTTGTCTCTTGGTTACGAAGGAATCATTCTCAAAGATGGTAGTGGTATCTGGGAAGACAAACGAAGCAAGACTCAGATTAAATTCAAAGGTGAATTGGAATGCGATCTTAAGATTGTTGCAGTCGAAGAAGGCAAGGGTAAAGCAGTAGGTATGCTTGGTGCAATTATCTGCGAGTCTGCAGATGGAATTGTAAAGGTAAATGTAGGATCTGGTTTCAATGATGCACAACGAAAGCAATATTGGAAAGAAAATTTAGTTGACAAAATCGTGGCAGTGAAGTATAATGCTAGAATCAAAAACAAACAAGGTGAAGAGAGTCTGTTCCTACCTGTCTTTGTAGAAATCCGTGACGACAAAGATGTTGCAGATTCTTCAAAAATTATTAAATGATACTCGAAAGTAGATTAAAACCAAAAAGATTTTTTGATGTTAAATCAAAACAGGATATGAGTCTTGTAAAAAGATTTATCAAAGACCAGACATGGGGAAATGATGGATGTCCATTCTATCTTGAGTTTCCTTACACAACAATTCCAGATATGATTAAAGACAAAGTCATACATCATACACTGGGAATAAAATTCAATAGATTCCATCATGTATTCGGAGAACAAAATGAAAGTAGCAATTAATAGATGTTTCGGTGGGTTTGGTATCTCAAATGAAGCGTTTGAGAAATTACTAGATCGTAAGGGCATCGCTTTTGATAAAGTAGAGAAAGAGAACTCTGCATTTCTTGGTGCTTCTTATTACGAAGCAGGTCATGCTGGTAATGAAGAACATTATCTGAGTGATTATGAGTTTTACAACGATCGTTCTGATCCAGATCTCATTGCTGTCATCGAAGAAATGGGTGAATCAGCAAATGGTTGGGCAGCAGAAATTGGTATTGTAGAAATTCCTGATGGTGTTAAATGGCACATTCATGAGTATGATGGTATTGAACATGTGGCTGAAGACCATAGGACTTGGAGTTAATTATGCGTAAAGAACTTGATGAAGCACTATGTGCAAAGTATCCGTTGATCTTTAAAGATCGCCATGCGGATATGCGAACCACAGCCATGTGCTGGGGGCTTGAGTGTGGTGATGGTTGGTATAACATCATCGATATTCTTTGTGGTCTATTGACTAGCGATTATCGTCATGCAGAAAGTCGTTATGAATCTATTAAAGATAAAGTTGATCAACCACAGTGGGAAGGTAGTAAAAATATTATCACCCAAGAAAAGATTGACGAAGCCAAAGCAAAACTTGATGAAGAAACATTGAAGGTTCCAGTTGCTGTTCAAGTAAAAGAGAAGTTCGGTGGACTTCGATTCTATGTTAATGGTGCAACTGACAAACATTGGAGTTATATCAACTTTGCAGAGAGTATGAGTTATCGTACATGCGAAGAATGTGGTGCTCCAGGAAAAACATATACTGATGGTTGGCATACTACTCTTTGTGATGTTCATGCAGCAATGGCTGGTCGTGAGGAAGAATATGAGTATGAGGAGAATGAATAATGTTTTATGGTAAAGAAAGTGTCGCTACACAGTTTGCTCCAGTCCTAAAGAAGTTAGGTGAGCAGGAACTGTTTGTATTTGAACCAATGCCAGAGTATAAACTAAACGAAAGATGGACTGATGAATTTCGTATTCGTGATGGACATACTAAACTTGCCGATGGTTCATGGGTGACTATTCATAAACTAACTACATATGTTGAATCACTACAGAAAAGCACCACAGACTTGTATGAACAATATCAAGAAACTCTCAGTCAGTTGAGTATGGTGAGAAAACAAAAACGAGAGATGGAATTTGGTCTGCGTACTGCGCAGAAATCTTTAGGTAAAGCACTAGCAATGAAAGGTGATAGCGATGAGTAATTTGAAAGAAGGTTCTGTGTGGGTAATGGTTGAAGCGATTCAATCATATCGTATGCGTTACATGGTCGAAGCACCAGCAACTAATCCAGAGTATGCCATGGATGATGTAACAATGGAAGATGCCAAAGAGTTTTCTCAATTGGCATTACCAGAAGTGATCACATCACATCGTGTTCTCTCTGAAGATGAAGCACTCATCCTTTGTGATGTTGATAATGATTACACTAATGGTTGGACTAAAGAGCAAAAGATTAATGCATTCTTTACCAAAGAGGGTGAAGGTCGGGGATTCTAATGTTTATGTTTGATGTTGAGACGCTGGGAGTAGAATCAACTTGTGTGATTCTCTCTGCAGCATTGGTTCACTTTGATCCAGAAAAGCGACCAACATATCAAGACTTACTTGACAATGCATGTTTCGTAAAGTTTGATGTGAAGGAACAACTACAACTAGGAAGAACATCATCTAAGGGCACACTTGATTGGTGGAAAGGTCAGCACGAATATGTTCGTAAGGTTTCTTTGGATCCATCTCGTGAAGACATGACTGTAGAAAATGGATTGAATACATTCTATAACTACATGAGTAAGTTTGCAAATGCCGATAAACAAACAATGTGGGCACGAGGTTCACTTGATCAGATGGCAATCGATTCATTGGCAGTTAGAGTTGACATGCAAGAAATTACAGGGTATAATGTATGGAGAGATGTCAGAACTGCAATTGATATTCTCTACGGCACTACAAATGGATATGTAGATGTAGACCATCCACTATTTAAACGACATGAAGTGATCAAACATCATCCTGTTCACGACTGTGCACTTGATGCTATGCAACTAATGTATGGAAAAACAACTTAATGGAATTTTACACAAGCGTCCATCCACTGGGCGATAAGATACTCGTTAGAGGGTACGATAAAGGAAGAGCATATCAGCGTAAGGTAGATTTCTACCCTACGCTTTTTGTCACTTCTAAGAAGCAATCTAAATGGAAGACATTGGATGATACATTCGTTGACGAAGTAAAACCTGGAACAATTAAAGACACAAGAGAGTTTGTCAAACGCTACGAAGATGTAGAAGGTTTTGCTGTGTATGGTAATACCAATTATGCATATCAATATATCAGCGACACTTACCAAGACGATGTCAATTGGGACATGGAACAAATCAAAGTGTTCACCATTGACATTGAAACTGCCACTGAGAATGGATTCCCAGACATCCGTAGTGCCAATGAAGAGATTCTTCTAATCACGATTAAGAATCTACAAACGAAGAACATTATCACCTTTGGCACTAAGCCATATGAAAACAAACGAGAAGATTGTCAGTATGTTTATTGTCGTGATGAACAACAACTGCTAAAAGAGTTTATCATTTGGTGGCAACAGAACTATCCAGATTGTATCACTGGTTGGAATACAGACTTCTTTGATGTCCCATATCTTATCAAACGATTAGACAGAGAACTTGGTGATTCATTCTCCAAGAAAATTAGTCCATGGGGTTACATCAATGAACGCAAGACATTCATCAAAGGTAACGAAGAACTTCACTATGACATTCTAGGTATTTCTCAACTAGACTATTTGGAACTTTACAAAAAATATACATATACAAAGCAAGAGTCTTATCGTTTGGATTATATCGCACAAGAAGAATTGGGCGACAAGAAGAAAGAAAATCCAGGAACAGACTTCAAAGATTTCTATACAAACTACTGGGATAAGTTTGTTGAATATAATATTCACGATGTGGAGTTGGTTGATCAACTCGAAGACAAGATGCGTTTGATTGAACTGCATCTGACCATGGCATACAATGCTAAGATTAATCCTGAAGATGTTTATTCACAAGTTCGTATGTGGGATACTATCATCTACAATCACCTTCGTAAGAAAGGTATTGTTATTCCTGCAAAGACTTCTTCAGGTAAAGACGCACAGTTCGAAGGTGCTTTCGTTAAAGATCCAATTATCGGTATGCATAAATGGGTAGCATCCTTTGACTTAAACAGTTTGTATCCACACTTGATTATGCAGTACAACATCAGT